ATCACTCTCTTTGGCCAACTTGGCGTTGGACTTGGGCTGCGTTAGCACGGGAAACAAGGCGCGTGGGTTCGGGGTGACAAGCCATTGCGCGTAGGTCTTGTCGAACTGGTCAGCGAGTCGCCTGAAGTTGACCGTGTTAGACTTGTCGATGACTGGCAGGTTCATGGTCTTTCCTCTCGGTGAATCCCAAATTTGGGATTAGGTTCTCTCGGCAACAGGAACGTCCTGAAGCCATGTACATAATATATCCGAAATTCGGATAAAGTCAAGTCGAGATCACTTCCTAGTGAATGGAGCCGTGTACGCCAAGACTGCAAACAGGCCGAAGTTCAGAAGCATTGCGAAGAAACAAAGCCATTGAGCCCACGCGGGAATCTCGTAGCCAAACTTGTATGCGAATCCACAAGTAGAGACGAGAGCCATGATGAGGAAGAACGCTCCAGTAAGGATGTCAAAGAGGATGTCAGACTTCTTGATGTGCATTGTGTTCTCAATTTCTCCGCGTGAGTTATCCATATGCGCGGCCCATGGAATCCCAAATTTGGGATTAGGTTCAATCCATCTCGACTGGGGAGCCTTCCATGAAGTTAGGAATGTCGTGATCCGCTGTGAATGGGCGGTAAACGAAATGAGCCGCAGTCTCGTAGCGACCATTCACAATTTCAGAGATCTGAATGACGGCTTCGCCCTTGAAGTCACGGCAAGAACAATAAGTCCGACAAGGGATCCCGTTGATATTCAGAGCAATGAAGTCTGCGCCAGCCTCAAAGGCTTTCTTCAGGTCTTCCTTACGCATCACCTTACTGGTGCGGTGCTTCGAGAAGCGAGCAAGAGTGACGATGGCACGGTGAATGTTCTGCATGGTCTTTCCTCTGTGAATCCCAAATTTGGGATTTGGTTCTCTGTGCTTCGGGAACATCCTTCAGCAACTTGCGTATTATAACAAATAATTTAACTTTGTCAACTAGGTTCTTTGGTTACCTATAGTTGTATCTATGGATATACCGGAGGTGAACCATAGGTGAACCTAGGTATCTTTCTTCTAGTCTTTCTTCTCTCTCTTATTAGAGACTAGTACTAGAGACTATAGAGAATCCATAGGTAGACCATAGGTGAACTACAGGCGGACTAGGTTGTGTTCTGACTAGTCTCTCGAAGAGGGCGTGTCTCGGACTAGGGAGCAGTCTCAGGCTATCACATTCACTATCACGCTATAGCCCCTAGGATCCCGCGTAAGGCAGTCTTGGACTAAGGAGCGGTCTCGACACCCCCACACCGTCCGAAGTCTCTAATAGAATCCTAAAGCGTCAGCGGCTGGGTCATGGACTGGACTATCACTCTACTATCACAGAACTATCACGCCCCCGCCCCCAGCCGCCGCGCAAACTAAAGACAAAAAAAAAACCCGCCCCGCTTGCGCGGGGTCGGGCGTTTGAAGTTGCCGAATCCCAAATTTGGGATTCAGTCGATATCGAGTCCCTCATCTTCCCGCGCTGCGCGTTCCGCGCTTGCTTCCTCCGCGCGTCCCGTCTTCTCGGCTGCAGCGATCAACAATTGGATAGCCTCGCCATAGTTGCCTCGCGCATGGCGCACGGCAAGATTGAAGAGGCTATCTACCATACCTTCGAAGTCAAGACTGCAGGCTTGCACGTTAGTAGGCTTCGCGATGCCTGCGGCCAACTCGCAGTCCTTAAGCGTATGGCCTGCCTTCTTCGCATTCACGAATGCCGAAACGGCTTCACGGGCCTTGACGTCACGGCTAATCTGGCGTTCATTCGTGGATCGGATGTCGGCCGTATCTTTCTTTACCTTGCCTGCAATTCGATGCAAGGTATCGATGGAAAGTCCGGAAACGGCATCGGAAAGCGAAGAGTTTGCACATGCTTGCACCACTTGCGATGCAAGATCGTACCTCGCTGCCTTGCTTCGCGATACGTCGCCATTCGTTGCGGCTTCAACCCACGCGTTAAAGTCTGTGAATTTCGCGGCCGAGTGGTAGCCGCCCTTCCTCAAGTCTCCAATTGCTGTTGCCACGGACGCTTCACAACGCGCGAGAGATGCGAAAGAAGCGCGGAGATTATCGAGGCCCTTCCGAGCCGCCTTTACTTGACTTGCCGTAAGGTTCGCGAAAGCGTCCCCCTCGACTGCAGAGACTGCAGCAATTTCTGCGACTTGAGCGGACTTGGTTGCGGACTTGGTTGCGGTCTTGGTAGCGTTTGCCATTGTTCTATCTTCCTTTCGAGTTACTTAACACTTGCCCCGATTCCGGCGGAATTCGTCGGGCTATGTGTGCATCTTACAGCGAATCCGAAGGAAGTCAAGTAACTTGGGCGGAATTCCGGACAATTTGGAGAATCCCAAATTTGGGATCGGAACCCTAGGGGCGTAGTCCGATAACAAACGGGGAGGGAGACCGATAACCCTTCCCGCTTGCGCGTCCGATAATCGGCGTCCGGTAACCTTCGGCGTCCGATAAGTCAACAAGTCGCCGCCACGTCCGAGAACTTTCACTGTAAACCAACGCGGCCTCAAGTTGACGCATTGGGGGCATGGGGGGTTGGCAGCCGCCTGTTCTATATCAAACCCTCTCAGATTTTTCCCCCAAACATCCGACTCCACCAGAAGTAGAACTTAAAGTTCCATCAATAGGAACTCTTGCTCTGCTTCTTCTTTTCTTTCTTTTCGAACTTGGCAGACTCACCCTTCTCGTGCTTCTTGCCATGGATCTTGAGCTCGGAACGCATACCGTGGGACTTCTTCTTCATGGTGTCCTTTCTAAATGGCCTAGGATGGCCTACAAGGCTTCTGGACTGTCTGGCAGGGTTTGACTAGGGGGCCAGTCTAAGTGGTCTGTAATGGGCTCTTGCTGGCTTTTCCGGAGACGCTCAACCAGCCACGCATTCTGGAGGAAGACAGACATGAGACCAACCTCCAGAGTACGGATCTGAGACTCATCAAGGTTGAGACCATTGATCTCTGAGATCATCTCCATGACCTCATGAAGGATGGTACTGGTTTCTACTTCTTCTCTCAACCTAAGGTTGATTGCAATCCTAGGGTAGGGAAAGAAGGAGAACTCACCAAAGTCACCTTCAGACAGCTTTGCAGTGACTACAGGGATCTTGTAGTGACCGTACTTCAGGATCTCTGGGTGCATCAACGCTTCCTCCGATTGGATGTACGGGACATGATCTGAAGGTTGGAGGGGTGGTTGTTCTTGGGATTTCCATCCTTGTGGTCTACTTCTTGACCGTCTCCCTTGCGAACACGACCCTTCTTAATCATTAGCCTACGAGCTTTGTTTCTGTTGGCGCGATGCTTACGCTGTTCCGGAGTTCCGTGGTACTCACGGTATTCCTTCTTGTAGTCGCGGGGTTCTTTTCGGGGCATAAGTCACCAAGCTTTGCAAGACCAGTAACGAGCTTTGGTCTTTGGTCCGGGGTTGTCGCAGTTGTGACGAGCACGGAAGTTCTTGCGGCGTCCGGGAATGTGCTTCTTGATCTTCATGTTGGGATCACCGAAGCGGACGATCTTGGTCTTTTCCCCGTCTTTGACGCAGACAGCAGACTTCTTGGGTCCACCGGGAGTCCTGAAGGGCTTGTTTAGGCTCTTGCCTTCACAGGGGCTTGGCATTTGAACTCCTTGCACATTTCCATGATTTCGGGGGAGACGGATTCACGCATCATCCTCATGCCTCGGGCTAGGTCTTTGGCAGAGCTGATGTGACCATTGGACTTGAGATGGTCTTCGTAAAGCAGAACAACAGAAGCCATCAGGATTTGCAGTTCGTCTACATCCATGAGTCCTCCTTGGGACGGTGGCCTACAGCGTGTTCCATAAACCTCTCTAGTTCTTTTTGGAGCATCTGTTCCCTGAAGTTGGCCATCTTTCTGTCTGCATCCTGGGCCATCTTGTCTGCCCAGAAGCCCACAGCCATGCTGAGGCAGTCAAGACGGTCATCGTGGTACAGAGATCCCTTGGCTCGACTGATGCGACTGAGCTGCCAGATAAGTGAAAATTGGAGAGCCTTCTCGCTGGCATATGCTTTGGTGGACTCGTAATCGTTTTTGATGACTGCGATGTCCAAGACCAGACGATGCTGACACAGCACAGGCTCCAGAGTGTCAATGATCCGGCGTTCCTTCTGGATGTTGTGTCTGACTTCTTCAGTGGTGCATGGGTATTCACGCAGCAGGTACGGCTTGAGCAGCTCAGTGAACATACCGTCACCGAAGTTGGACTCGATCAGGATCAGATTGACCTTGTTGTCCTTGGCGATCTTGGTCAGCTTCTTCATGACCTCCTCGCCGTAGCCACCAGCAAGCCCTCCTGCCTGTGTCACATACAAGAAGCCATTCAGCATCTTGACCACGCAGTAAGCCGTCTCGTCACCACCACGACCCGCAGGATCGATTGCCATGATCCCACCCTCATAGGGAATCCATCGTCCTTGGATCTCCATGGGAGCGTAGAAGCGATCACCGTTAAAGCCAACACAAGGCAGATCCTTGACGATGTTGTTCGGATTCATTGCCCAGATTGGCTTCTCAGGGGCATTTTCAGGGTTGAGCCCAAACACAATCAAGTCGTTGATCTTCAGTGGATACCGATCAGCATCGCTGAGGGTCGAGTCCAGCATGAACTGAAGCGCAAAGCCCGTTCTGCCATAGGACGCCTCACGCTCCATCAGATCCATAGCGTCGAATCGCTTGGGATCCGTGGGGTCTCCAGACTTGCCTGTGCGGAGCAGCGGAGCCAACTTCTCACCGAATGCGACCTTCAGTCGATCTTCGGGGAACCGTGCTGGCCACACGCGGGTCACATACCCCTTTTCGGCCAGACCGTGGTAAATCGACTGTTCCGTCTGGGGCGTACCTAGGTAGATGATCTCCCCACCCGGCTTCAAGACTGCCTCGAACTCAGCCGTGCTGGCCAGCAGCTTGTCCCGCATCACGGCGGTAGCAGAGTTGTTCAGAGACTCAACGTCATCGGCAATGATCAGATCGCCACGGCTACCAGTGATCTGGCTGGTGATTCCCTTTGAGACCACGCTGGGAGCCTGACTAGGTGGAGCAGGACCAACATCAAAGGCGATCTTGCTGTTTCTCTGATTGTCCTTTGGCTTCAGATGCTGGCAGAACGGGATCTCATGGATCAACCGCAGAGTGAATGTGCTGAAGTCATCTGCTCGTTGCTTGGAGGCAGACACAACCAGAACATTGAGGGTCGGGTCATGCAGCAGTCTCCAGACAACATAT